TGGGTGGTGATACTAAAGGTCTTGTTAGAAGAAACTCACCCATGAATATATATGGCAGTTAAAAAGAAAAATGTCTCCCTTAGAATCGGCGTACACAAGAGCCGTAAGGGAGGTCTCACAGCAGCCGGTAGAAAAAAATACAATCGGGCTACCGGCTCCAACCTCAAGGCTCCACAGCCCGGAGGTGGTCCACGCAAACGCTCGTTCTGTGCTCGCTTTAGAGGCATGAAGGGTCCGATGAGAAAGAACGGCAAGCCTACACGTAAGGCTCTTGCCATGAGACGATGGAAATGCTAACATGGCACACAAAAAAGGCAGCAAATGTGGCTGCAAACATAAAGGTAAAAAACGCTAATGGCTAAGAGAGGACTTTACGCAAACATTCACGCCAAGAGAAAAAGAATCAAAGCAGGCTCTGGCGAGAAGATGAGGAAGCCGGGATCTAAAGGTGCACCAACGGCTGCAAACTTTAGACGATCAGCTTTGACAGCAAAAAAACGCCCAACAAAAAGACGCAAATGATTACCACCGATACAGATGGTAGAGAAACCATCTACCCAAACGAACCACCCATACAACTATTACCACAAAGAAAACTAATGTCACCAGAAGCAGAAAGATTTAATGGCTGGGCAGCAATGCTTGGATTCGTAGCAGCAGTAGGAGCTTATGCTACAACAGGACAAATCATACCCGGAGTATTCTAATGGCAGCTATCTCTGTAACAAGAGGTACTAGCACTAGCAACTGGGAAAGATTTTGCCAATGGGTTACAAGCACAGAGAACCGCCTATACGTAGGTTGGTTTGGTGTACTTATGATACCCTGCTTATTAACAGCAACAACTTGTTTTATACTCGCCTTCATTGCAGCACCGCCTGTAGACATAGACGGCATACGTGAGCCTGTTTCTGGCTCGTTATTATACGGAAACAATATTATATCAGGAGCAGTCGTCCCCTCCTCAAACGCAATCGGACTACATTTTTACCCTATATGGGAAGCTGGAACCATGGACGAATGGCTCTACAATGGCGGACCATATCAACTCGTTGTCTTTCATTTCCTCATAGGTGTAGCAGCTTATGCAGGCAGACAATGGGAGCTATCATACAGACTTGGCATGAGACCATGGATATTTGTTGCATATACTGCACCACTATCCGCAGCTCTTGCAGTCTTTCTTGTCTACCCATTCGGTCAGGGTTCATTCTCTGATGGTATGCCTTTAGGAATCAGTGGAACATTCAACTTCATGTTTGTCTTCCAAGCAGAACACAACATCCTTATGCACCCCTTTCATATGCTCGGAGTTGCGGGTGTGTTTGGCGGTGCTTTGTTTGCTGCTATGCACGGAAGCCTTGTTACTTCCTCAATCCTTCGGGAGACCACGGAAGCTGTCTCACAGAACTATGGCTATAAGTTTGGTCAGGATGAGGAGACTTATAATATTGTCGCTGCACACGGGTACTTTGGGAGACTAATTTTTCAATATGCTTCTTTCAATAATTCTCGTTCTTTACATTTCTTTCTTGCTACTTTCCCCGTGGTTGGCATATGGCTTACCTCCATGGGAATCTGCACTATGGCTTTCAACCTTAATGGTTTTAACTTTAACCAATCAGTAGTTGATGTCAATGGAAAGGTTATCCCAACATGGGCTGACGTTTTGAACAGAGCTAACCTTGGATTCGAGGTAATGCACGAGCGTAACGCTCACAACTTCCCACTTGACTTAGCTTCTGCTGAGTCTACATCAGTTGCTTTGACTGCACCTACAATAGGATAATGTCACAACAATCTGAAGGAGGTTGCTTCGGTAAAGCAAGCGTCACCCGGTATGGCTTCTGTAATGAAGAAGAGGAAAAAAAGAAAGAAACTGATAAAGAACTTTCTGACTCTAATAACTCTGATAACTAATATCTTTATTATCTCCGGTGTCACTCGACATTGGAGTACCACCCAACAAAATTATGAAAACAGGAATTGAAAAATTTAAAAACATTGTAGATAAGGAAACTTGTAATCTACTAATTCAACATCTTGAAAATAATATTGATAAAACTGAGGACGTATCATACAACTCTGGCAACAATGTTATTTGTAAAGAATTAGTGCTAACACCAAAATCTGAATTAGATCAGAGTGTTCATAAAATTCTAGAAAATGTGTTGGAGAAATACTTTAAAAAATATCCCTCTTTTGTAGCAACTGGAGATACAGGTTATCAACTTAGAAAAATCTCAGGTGCAACTAGAGAACATGTAGATAATATTTGTGATCCGAAACTAGCTCCTGATAAGCTCAGAACTGTGAGTGTTATCTTAGGTTTAAACAGTGATTATGAATATGGAGAGTTTCATTTTCCATTTCAAAATTACATAACGACTGTAAAACGTGGAGAGGCTATAGTGTTTCCTGTTTATTATTTATATCCACATTTTGTTGATTCTCCTATTGGTTATAGGTACACAATAAATACTTGGATAACAACACCCAAACTTTTTTATTAAACTACGTCCGTTCATCCCTTCGGGGACGCATGAATCCTAGGCATGGAACGGGGTCTAGGTATATGGAGATAACCATGAAAGTTACATTCGTATATCGTGGCGTTGCTTACACAAGAATAGTCAAATAGGTGACCTAGGGGAGGTTCGACTCCTCCCTATTCAATTTGGGAAAAGCCCTCTGAGGAGGATACCTTTTACCCGTCGACGGTGGGAAAAGACCACAAAACGTGCCAGTCTCACGTTAGACCAATTAAGACTGACAACATTCTAACGTTAGGAACGATACAATATACCTTTAATTTTAACCATAAACAATGGCACAACAAAATTCAGGTGCTTCACAGTTAGCCCAGTTAACCCGTCCGGGTGCGCTGAATGGCGGAACTGATCCTAGAGCACTTTACTTAAAGTTGTTCAGTGGAGAAATGTTTAAAGGCTTCCAGTACAATGCAATCGCAAGAGATCTCGTTATGAAGAGAACTCTTAAGAATGGAAAATCTTTACAGTTCGTCTACACTGGACACACAAAAGCCGAGTTCCACACACCCGGTAACAGCATCATGGGTAACTCCGACGGAGCACCTCCAGTTGCTGAGAAAACAATTACATGCGATGACCTATTAATCAGTTCAGCGTTTGTATATGAGCTAGATGAAACACTAGCACACTATGAATTGAGAGGAGAAATATCTAAGAAGATTGGATATGCTCTTGCACAAAAATACGATAGACTAATCTTTAGAGCTATCGCTAAAGGTGCTAGACAAGCTTCTCCAGTTTCTAAAACAAACTTCGTCGAGCCCGGCGGTACACAGATCAGAGTAGGTACAGGTAACGCTACAGAAGCTTACGATGCTGCTAAATTAGTAGATGCTTTCTATGATGCTGCTGCTGCTCTTGACGAAAAAGGAGTCAGCTCTGACGGCAGAGTAGCCGTTCTAAACCCTCGTCAATACTACAGTCTTATCAACACTGTAAGTTCTGGTGTAATCACATCTGGTCTAATCAACCGTGACGCACAAGGAACAGCTTTACAGTCTGGACAAGGCGTAGTTGAGATTGCTGGTATCAAGATCTACAAGTCAATGAACATTCCATTCTTCGGATCTTATGGTACTAAGTATGGTACTGCATCTGCAACTAACCCCGGAATCACATCTCCCGGAAACGTTGGTTCATTTGTTGGAGAAACAGCAGAAGACGGTAGAGCTTCTGTAACTGGTATTAACAACAACTACGGTAATGCTTCTGACTTCGCTAACTCTTGCGGATTAATCTTCCAGAAGGAAGCTGCTGGAGTTGTAGAAGCTATCGGACCACAGGTTCAGGTAACATCTGGAGATGTGTCCGTGGTATACCAAGGAGATGTAATATTGGGACGTCTAGCTATGGGTGCAGATTTCCTAAACCCTGCTGCTTGCGTTGAGCTTATCGCTGGTGCTGCTACTGGATCTACAGGTAATGCTGCATTCGGTACATCATACCCAGCTAACGCTTAATTTTTATTTTTTATACGGGAGCTTCGGCTCCCCTTTTTTTATTTATGACTACTCAAATAGCAACCGATACCGAACTATCCGCAGTTAATTCTATCTTGGGTAGCATTGGTCAGTCACCTGTAACTACACTTGGAACTGTAACTACAGACGCGACTAACACAGGACAAGAAATAGCAAACACATTTGCCAACCCACAGATTGCAATGATTCATGGACTTCTAATGGAAGTTACAAAAGACGTACAAAACGAAGGCTGGCATTTTAATAAAGAAGACCACGTATTAATATCTCCTGATGCTAATGGTCACTATATAATTCCTACTAATTATCTTAGGTACGACGTACACGAAGGTTTGTCTGATAGAACTAAAGATGTAGTAAGAAAAGATGGAAAATTATATGACAATGTAAATCATACATTTGTTTTTAGTGGAGATCACTATTTTGACATAACATACTTACTAGCTTTTAATGATGTACCTCCAGCTATACAGAGATATATTATTGCTAGAGCATCAGTAAGAGCTGCAACACAATTAGTTGCTAATGGTGATTTAGTTAAGTTACTTCAATTAGAAGAAGCACAAACTAAGGCAACTGCATTAGAGTACGATTGTGAGCAGGGAGACCATACTTTCTTTGGATTTCCACATGAAAGTAACTACAGATCTTATCAACCTTACAAGGCACTTATTAGATAATGGCAAACATTACACAAACTATTCCAGCGTTAACGGCTGGCATTTCACAACAACCTGACGAGTCAAAGATTCCCGGTCAGGTAAAAAATATGGTGAACGCCTTACCTGACGTTACACAAGGATTATTAAAAAGACCGGCTGGAAAGTTTGTGGCATCTTTATCTGATGGTTCAAATAACTCTACAGCAAACGGTAGATGGTTTCATTACTATCGTGACGAAAACGAACAATATATAGGACAAATATCACGTACTGGTATTGTTAAAATGTGGGATTGTTTAACTGGAGCAGAAAAGTCTGTAGTAGTTGGTTCTGCTACTCAATCCAGATCTGCAACTTATACTAGGTCTGGTAATACAGTTACTGTCACTTTAAGTAACCATGATTTTACTGCTGGAAGAGCTGTTGAATTAGACTTTACTTCAGGTGGAGCTACAGATGGTGTTTATTCAGTTACACAGATAGTTGATGCTAATACATTTAGAGTTGAAGATACAGCAAGTGGAACTATTAGTACAAGTAATGTCACTGTAAAAGATAACTATTTGATGCACACAAATGATGAAGATTTACAAACACTAACTTTAAACGACTTTACTTATCTAAACAATAGGTCCATTATTCCAGAAATGGATACTACTACCGAACCCCTTGGAAATTTTGGCAAAGAAATTTTTGTCGAGTTAAAAAAGATTTCTTACGCAAAACAATATTCATTAAATATTTTTGGATCATCTGCTACTCAAACGGTTACTACAGCTACACGTATAAACGTAACTCTTGTAAACTCAAGTAATAATTATTGTGACTCTGCCTTTAAAATGAGAACACATGCAGATAGAGGTAACAGTGGTAATGCTAGATGCGGAGAGCCTGCTGGAGATGGTAGAGATTCTTTCGCACCTAACGTTGGTACTAGAATATTTAGTGTAAGTACTGGTACGACTCTTGTTGACGAAGGTGCTCCCGGTGGAACATTAGCTAATGGTAATCAGTCTGATACTAACTATAGTTACACAGTTAATATATTTAACGCTTCTAACCAAGGTAGCCAAACCGGTAGAAAGAATTTATATTTTCGTATAGCTACAACAGGTCAGTCTGTTCCTTTTGGTTCTGGAAGTAATGTTACGTATCAAGCTAGATATACAACTACATATGATTTATTACATGGTGGAGAAGGCTGGCAACAAGGTGATTACTTTTACGTATTTATGATGGATGCTTATTACAAAGTAACCATAGAAGCTATTAGTACATCTAAGGCTCAAGCAGACCTTGCATTAGTTAGACCAGCTCCTACACCATTCGATACAGAAACAACTATTACGGCTGAAAGTATCCTTGGTGATATTAGAACAGCTATTGTTGCAGAAGGTAATATAGCTGACGGTGATATAACAACTATTGGTACAGGACTACATATAAAACGAACCTCCGCCTTTAACGCTTCTACGCCCGTAGGAGAGCTGTTAAACGTTGTTGCTAGTAAAGTTAACGATGTAGGTGATTTACCCTCTCAGTGCAAGCACGGCATGGTTGTAGAGGTAGTTAATAGTGTTGCCGATGAAGATAATCATTACGTTAAGTTTTTTGGTAAATTAAAAACTGGAGGAGATCCAGATAATGATGCTGATTATTTAGATGGTGAGGGTACATGGGAAGAGTGTGCTAAACCGGGAAGATTAATTAGATTGAAAAGATCTAGAATGCCAATCATTCTTATCAGAACTGCTGACGGTAATTTTAGATTAACTGAACTAGATGGTTCTAATTATACTATTTCCGGAACGCAATATTCTGTTCCTCAATGGGACGATGCAATAGTTGGTGATGACGTAACTAACCCTGAACCTTCTTTTATAGGTAAAGGAATTAGTAAGTTGTTGTTTTTTAGAAACAGATTTGCAATACTTGCTGAAGAAAATATAGTTATGTCTCGTCCCGGAGACTTTACTAACTTCTTTGCTAAGTCAGCTATACAACTTATAGCTAGTGACCCGATAGATATTTCAGCTAGTTCAGAATATCCATCAGTATTATTTGATGGCATACAGGTAAACACAGGTTTATTATTATTTTCTAAAAACCAACAATTCATGCTCACTACAGATAGTGACGTGTTCAGCCCAACCACCGCTAAAATCAATGCTCTTTCTACTTACAACTTTAACTTTGCTACAAATCCTGTCTCTCTTGGTACTACTATCGGGTTCTTAGATAACGCTGGTAAGTTCTCAAGATTTTTTGAGATGGCACAGATACAAAGAGAAGGTGAACCAGAGGTCATAGAACAAAGTGCAGTAGTTGCTAGATTATTTGAAAAAGATTTAAAACTTATATCTAACTCTAGAGAAAACTCAGTTATATTTTTTAGTGAAGAAGGTACATCTACACTGTACGGTTATAGGTATTTTGACAATATTAGAGAAAGAAAATTAGCAGCTTGGTTTAAATGGACATTGACTGGAACAATTCAATACCACTGTATGCAAGATGATAATTTATACGTAGTTGTACGTAATAACAGTAAAGATCAATTACTTAAATATGCAATAAAAATGGATTCTAACACTTTTGCTATTGCAGAAAATAGAGTACATTTAGATCATTTAATGTCAGTAACAACAGGATCTAACACTTACGACGCTACAACTAATAAAACAACATTTGCTAAACCTACTGGTATAGAAAGTACAAGTCAATTAGCAGCTTATGATGTTGACTCCGGAGATCAATTAGGTAGATATGGATTAATAACTATCAATGGTAGTAACTTAGAAATAGATGGTAACTGGTCTAGTCAAACCTTTTTAATAGGTTATCAGTTTACTATGCAAGTTGACTTACCTACTATTTACTATGTGACTAGAGAAGGCGAAAACTTTAGAGCTGACACTAGATCTAGTCTTGTATTACACCGAGCTAAGTTTGGATTTGGTCCTATAGGTTTATACGAAACTACATTAAGTAGAACAGGTAGAGTTGACTATACAGAGGTACATGAGTTAACAGGTGCAGATAGATATACAGCTAACAATGTTTCAACATTAGAAGATAATCTTTTAAGAGAAGTACCTATTTATGACAGTAATATAAACGTAGCATTAACAGTTAAATCAACACACCCAGCTCCAGCTACTATTCATAACTTGATATGGGAAGGAGCTTACAATACTAAATTTTATCAACGTGTATAACCTCACCCTTACCGAACAAGAAGTACGTATATACATGCAATGGTTAAATAAGAACCGCATGTATAAAGGTATGAAACTACCCCTAGGTAATCCTTGGGAATCTTGGATGCAAGATACCATAGATAAATTAAAACACGCATTAAATGAGTAAATACATTCACCCAGCAACAGTAGAGGCTGCATTACGTGTAGCTTCTAACTTGCTACCCGACGATTATCGGGAAGTAAAAGAAGGTCATGGACATGACCCTTTAAATGCTCTGGTTGTCGGAGTACATAACTCTGAGTCAGTCTATTTTACTAACCCAGATGATGAGATATGTGGCATTGCAGGAGTCTACGAAGGTGGACAAATCTGGATGCTATGTACCCCAGCTATTTTAAAATTTCCTCATACATTTGCTAGAGAAGCAAAAAGGTATGTGAACTCAAGACAAGACAAGTTACTGTGGAATTTTGTTGACGAAAGAAACAAAGTCCATATTAAGTTACTTAGGTTTTTAGGTTTTAAATTTCTTAGAAAATTTCCCTACGGACCAAACAATTTATCCTTTATAGAATTTGTACGAATATGTGCAGTCCAGCAGCAGCTAGTTTCGGATCTGGAGCAGTAAGTGCCATAGGTGGTGCTATGCAAGCCAGTGCAGCAAACAAAGCTAAAAGAAGAGACTATGAGTACAGACTCAAAGTCAGAGAGAATAGGTGGATGCGAACCAGATCTGGCTATCAAACTAAGATAGTTCAGTATAAAACTAATTTGAGTGAAGCTAATATGGCAGCTCAACGCGCTTACTCCAAATCTCAAACAAGTTTAAATAATATACGTGCTAAAGCAATGCTTGACCACCAAGAAGATTTTAAGTCAATGCTTAAAACTGAAGGTATGATAGAAGCTTCCGCAGCAGAACGTGGAATCAGAGGAACTACAGTTAGGAGACAGATTAGTGCTAACTTAGCTGAGCTAGGTATGGCTAATGCTCAAAGATCTAGAGCGTTAACTTTAAGTAAATACGCTTACTTTGACCATAACGCCAGCATAGCTAGAAAAGTAAGGTCTAAACAAAATCAGTTGTTTGGAAAAGTAGCAATATCTCCAACTCCCGATTTAGCACCACCAAAACCTGTAATGCAAAATGTAGGTGCTCAACTATTCCTAGGATTAGCCGGTGCCGGGTTTGATGCAGCAGGAACCCATTTCGCTAACAAACCCGGATAATTATGACAGACTCATATACTTTCCAAGGCGGAACGTTTGATCCTGTAGAACAGGTTGACGTAATGCCGGAGCAGGAAGCAGATAATGCTCGAATAGAAAGATCAGAAGCTGAATACTTTGATGCACTTAGAAAAAATGACCAAGCTGAAGTAGATAATGTTGCAAACTTATTTAAGTCTTTAGGTAAATTTTCTAAGTCAGTCGAAGGTTTTGCTGACGAACTTTATAAAAAAAGAAAAGAAGAAGACATGGCTAGAGGAGCCATTGCAGCAGTCAACTCTCCTTACAATTACGAAGATCTAAATATGCTCTTCAACGAAGAAGAGAAGATGAAAGAACAAGATGTTCAGTTATCAAAAATTGGTAATGAAGTTGAACAAGAAACAGGAAGATATGTTCTTGGAAAAGAAATTCGTGACATGTCTGGATGGGAACTGCATTCTTTTAAAAAAAATATACTTCTTAGAGAAGCCGGTACTTACACTGAATTTAAAAGAGCTTCAAGAAGTACAGCTTATGTAACTATTGATGGTGAAAAAGTTGGTTATGGAGAAGGCATGCGCCCTCCAGCAAACGATGCTGAAGCTGATGGCTTAGATGGAAAAATCAGAGCACAATTTGTTTCTAGATATGGATGGGCTAGTCCAGTCCTTTTACAAGCTACAATCAAAAAAGAAATTGATAGAGTAGATCAAGCCGATCAACAAGCAAGAAATCAAGAGTTTGACGAGAAAGCTAAAGAACTAGAAGAAACTAACGAAAGACTTGATCTGGTAGAAAATATTAAAGCAGACCCTGCCGGTGGTAGAGATGCTTCAGATCACTGGGTAAATAGAAATCTTTACAAATACGGTGGTAGTCTTGAATTAACTAGAAGAGCTTATGCAGATGTACTTGTAGATGCTGTACAAGAAGGAGATATTCCACTACACCAAGCACTAGCTACAGTTCAACATGGAATACTTCATAGAGGTACCAAGAAAACTGAAGACATGACAATCTTCAAAGAATGGAGAGATCTAGAAGATCGTTTGATGAAAGCTAATACTAAGTATATGGAAGACACAGAGGACGACGATAAGAATGCAATGCTTTCTAGAATTGAAGCATTTAAAAGTATTGAAAATCCTACTGTTGAAACAAGAGCTGCTTTTATTAGAAAGTTAACTAACGATTTTCCCGGAATGGCTATACCAGACGAAGGTTACAATATTGTGTATGGTTACAAACCTGACAAGCAAGCTGAACAATATTTACAACGTGTAGCAGCTAACAACGGTGGTAAAGTTACAGAACAACATTTACAATTTGCAGGAGCTAGTCCTAAAATTAGAAATGATTGGCGTACTAATACTATACCTAGTGACCAATCACAAATTAGTACAGTTGCTGATTTAGGAACTGGTCAAGTTAAATATGTAAGAAACAGAGTTGCAGAAACACTTGATTTAATATTAGGTGAAGGACAAACAACAAGTTTAGAGTTTGATACTTTACTTAGAAATACTAATTCAGCTTTTGTTACTGAATATAATTTAGCTTTACAAGAGTCAAAAGATCCAGCAACAGCTAGAAATTTAGCTGAACAAAGGATTATTAGTTTATTAGGTAATCAGGGATGGAGAAATAAAAATACCCAACGTGTGTATACAGATACAGACGACGGCAGAATAAAAGCTTTAAACAATGCTCAATCTCAAATTAAACCAGCAAGTGGTAATTGGAGAATAGTTAAGTTAGATGTACCTGATGCAGAAAAAGAAGAACTAAGATCATGGACACTAAGTGGTGGTAAAGGTCCAGTACCTTCTTACTACGCTGGTCTTGCCCATGACAATAATATTTTTCCTAAAGAATTTGCTTCTGCACAAGCAGCGTTACATGGTTTTGAAGCTCCAAAAATAGATACTAAATCATTAGAAAAAATACCACCTAATGTACGTCAATATTTACTTTATAAACCAACTCCTGTAAAGGTAGAAATAGCAAAGAAAGAATTAGATATATTTAAAAATAAAAACGAAAGAGATTACATTCCATCATGGAAACAAAACGCTAACTTACGGGAGGGTGTGTAGCCAAGGCAGCACCAAACGTAGGATAGATAATTACTACGGTACCCAATGGACGAATTAGAAGCACTCGATTATCAATCGCAAAATACTATATCTGACGAAGAAGCTGCACAAGTTGCAAAACAACGACAACAGCTAACAGAATATAGACAACAAACAGAGGCAACTAGGGTTGCTGAACAGAATCAAGCACAAGCTGATCTAAACCAAAGAAATGCAGAAATTGACGATTCCAGAAATAAAGAAAACTGGGGAGCAGGAGAATACGTAAAAGAAGTATTTTCTGCTGTCGGTGGTGGTATTCAAGATACTGCATCTTCATTAGTCACATTACCTGAAAGAGTCATTGACTTTGCTACAGGTGAGATGGCTAGAGAATCAAAAACTAAAGAAGGATATAAACCTGAATGGGATGACTTCTTTGTTGATGATGATAACCCAATAGAAACTAAAACATGGTGGGGTGGTCTTATTAGAGGATTCACACACTTTGGAACTTTAGCTGCTGTACCAGTCCCCGGATTTGGTATTGGAGCAAAGATAGGTAAAGCAGTAGGAGGCACAGGATTAGCAGGAAAAATTGTTCCTAAGTTAGTTCAAACTTCTCCTAAATTTGACAAAGCAGGAAAATTATTAAATGCTACTCGTGTAGAAAAGGTAGGATTTGGTGCATTAAAAGGTATGAAAGTTGATGCACTTTCTCGTTACTCACAAGACGATAATGCTTTAGGTGTTTTAAAAGAACACTATCCACAATTTGATATGGCATTGGCTACCCAAGACCATGACCATCCAATGATGAAAACATTTAAAAACATTGTGGAAGGTATGGGATTAGGTGTTATATCTGATACTGTATTAGAAAGTTTCCTTGTAGCTGCTAAAGGTACAAAGGGAAGAGTTGGTGAGGCTTTTCAAAAAAGTAGATCTTTACAAGAAATAGAACAAGGTAAAGCAGAGCTTAATGGTTCACAAAAAGTAAGAGACGAAATAATAAGTATCGAAAAGAAACTTGGAGCTAACCCAAATCAAGCTGCATATGATACAGCCAAGGCTGATCTTGATGATGCTATAGAAAATTTACGACTACGTAAAGGTAATGCTTCAAAGAAAGCTTTAGCAAGTGCTGAACTAGATCGTGATAACGCTGAAAAAGTGTTTGAAGCTCAACGTAAAAAATATAATGAATGGGCTCCTGAAGGAGAAGATCAAGCAGAGTTAGTTGAAAGACTAGCTGAGCTAAGAAAACAAGTTGATGATGGAGCTGCAAGTTATAGTCCTTATAAAAACGAACTTAGAGAAACCCATACTGGCAACGCTACTTCAGTAGAAAATATAGATGACGTTCTTATTACTCAACAAAAAATGAGAAACGAATGGGGAGCTGATAAAGGTTCTTCTGGAGGATTAATTACAAAGACTGGAATAGTCAATGCAATGGAGTCTTCTGATTTAAGTTGGAAACAGATTGAGGATTATGCAAGGGCTATAGAAAAGAGTCCAAAGATTAAAGCTGATATTGCTGCATACAGAAAAGCTGGTAGATCACCACAAGATTATTACAACGACAATATTCTTCTTTTTGACCAAATGGTTAGAGGAAGAGAACCTACCGAACTAACTGTTGAAGAGTTTATGAAACCACTGTATGATACTGTTGGTGCTATGCAACCTAAGAAACTTAGAGGTGGCGAAGTTCAATATTTAGATACAGGATTTGTTAAAGCTTTAGATATGGTTACTGGAGATCTTCTTAGAAGACTAAGAGATACTGGTATTATGAGTCGTGAAATAGAACAGATACTTGATGTTAATGGTGTAGGAGGTCCTACTCAAAATTTAGTTGAACAGTTAGTAGCTGTAACTAAATTAACCAGAATGAGCAGAATGATTGCTGGTCAAGATTTACAAAAACTTAAAGCTGGTGGTATAGGAACTAAAAAGAAATTACTTGAAGCTGTAGATGCTGCTGCTGTAGAAGATATTAAAGCTCTACAACTAGCTACAAAATTGGCTGGCGAAGGGAACGACGAACTTCTTACTGGTATTAGACACTATATTTCTATGGCTGACGACATTCAAAATGTTGATGACTTAATGGCATTTCTACGTAAAAAAATGCGTGGTGGTGAATTAAATGGATCTAAACGTAGTGGTTTACTTATAAAAGAACTACAGATGGTTTTAGTTAACAGTGTTTTATCTGGACCTAAAACATCAGTTAGAGCAGTTATGGGTACATCCAGTGCATCATTTATGAGACCAATGTCTCAAGCATTAGGTGCTGCATTGACAGGTAATGGTCAAGCATATAGAGAAGCGTTAGCTGACGCAAATGGTATGATACAGTCAATTCCAGAATCATTTGAATTATTTAAAAGAAACTTAAATGCTTACTGGTCAGGTGATATAGCTAATGTTAGAACTCGTTTTGCTGAAAGAGTACTTAATCCTGATGACAACTGGGAAGCGTTAAAATACCTTACTGAAAGAGAAGGAACTAAAGGTGATAAAGCTGCGTTCTACATAGCAAACATAGCTAAAGGTATGAATGATAATAAATTTCTTACCTACTCTACAAAAGTAATGGCAGCAACTGATGATGCTTTTGGTTATATACTAGGTAGAGGTAGATTAAGAGCTAAAGCTTTTAGAGATGTAATGAGTGAACTAGGTGATGGTAATTATAAAGATGTAACTCCTGAAGCTATTGCTAAAGCAGAAAACAAATTAGTTGATAGTGTCTTTGATAGAGATGGTAACTTAACTGATAAGTACGTTCTTAATGCTAAGAAAGAAGCTACTCTTACTCAAGAGTTAGATGGCTTTGCTAAAGGATTAAATACAATTTTTGAAAGCACACCATGGGCTAAACCATTTTTCTTATTTGCTAAGACAGGTGTTAACGGTCTAAACTTAACAGCTAAGCATACTCCCGGATTTAACTTTTTAGTTGAAGAATGGAATACTATTAACTTTGCTAGACCTGATGACTTATCTAAAGTAGCTAAGTATGGTATAGAAACTGCTGAAGATTTAGCCAATGCTAAAGCACTTCAGTATGGAAGATTAGCTATGGGTTCCGGTATTATATTTATGGCTGGTCAAAAGTTTTTAAACGGAGGCTTACATGGTAACGGTCCTGCTGATAGAACTAAAAGACAAGTTTGGCTAGATGCTGGCTGGAAACCAAGATCAATAAAAATAGGGGATGCTTGGGTAAGTTATGATGCTTTTGAACCATTTAACCAAATACTTGCAATTATAGGAGATATTGGAGATCACCAAGAATTAATGGGTGAAGAGTGGGCAGAAGATAATTTACAAAAATTAGCTGTAGTTATAGCTCAAGGTATTACAAGTAAATCTTATATGGCTGGTTTAACACAGTTTGTAGATTTATTTGCTGGTCAACCCGGACAGCTAAATAGAATTGCTGCTTCTTTAGTAAATAACACTGTACCTCTTAGTTCTCTTAGAAATGAGTTAGGTAAAATATTTACTCCTTACACACGAGAACTAGGTTCTGATATAGGTGACTCTATTAGAAATAGAAACTTAATAACTGAAGCTATAGCAGCCAATCAATTACCTATTAAGTATGATATGTTAACTGGTGCTCCTATTAAAGATCACGATTTTATAACAAGAATGTTTAACTCTATATCTCCTGTTCAATTAAATATGGACTATTCTCCCGGGAAACAGTTATTATTTAATAGTGGATATGATTTAAGAACTTCAACATATTACGCTCCAGATGGTACAAACTTAACTAACAGTCCAATACTTAGATCATTATTTCAAAAAGCTATTGGAGATCAAAGACTACTTGTTGAGTTAGATAAACTAGCTGAAGATGAGGGTATTGGAAGATCAGTAGCTTTAATGGAATATCATAGAAGAACTGGTCAAAGAGATATTGACCCTAGAACATATGTACATAATTCACGAATAGCAAAACTATTTGACAGAGCAAAGAAAAAAGCTTGGGCAAAGGTTAAGCAAGATCCTAGAGCGCAAGAACTTATAAAAGAAGATAGAGATAGAGCTATTAGAAAAAATCAAGCAAGGAATGAATCTATAGACAGATTACTAAATATTCCTAAATAATCCACCGCCAAACAATTAAATTAAATTAAAATGGCAACATTTACCGACAATGGTGGAGGTGCGCCTAATGGTTCCGATAAGGAATTTACGTACTCTTTCCCAGTCATACAAACTGAAGATGTAAAAGTTGCTCTTAATGGAGTAACACAAGCGACAACTAAATACACTGTTGACAATGTCAGCAACCCTACTCATATAGAGTTTAACAATACCAGTATTGATAGTTCTGTACAAGAAACTTCTGGAGCACCTAAATCAGGTGTACGTGTTAGAGTTTATAGAGAAACAACTGTTGGTAAAACAAACGGTGACGAAGATCCTAAAGCTATTTTTGCTGCTGGTTCTTCTATTCGTGCAATAGATTTAAACGCCAACCAAGAACAAGCTTTATTTGCAATACACGAGTTACAGACTCGTCCAATAGAAACAGAAGATTTAGAAACCGATTCTATTGTTACTACTAAAATAGGAGATAGTGCAGTAATTAGGTCTAAAATTGCAGATGATGCTATTGATGGTACAAAAATAGCTGATGACGTTATAAATTCTGAACATTATGTAGCAGATTCTATTGATACAGAACACTATGCTCCCGGTTCAGTAGATAATACAGCTCTTGGAGCGGATTGTGTTACAGGTGCTAAAATAGCTGACGATCAAATTGATTCTGAGCACTATGTAGACGGGTCTATTGATCTTTTACATATGTCTGCTGGCTCAGTAGACAGTCCTCAATTAGTTAATGGATGTGTAGACTTGGTTCACATGTCTGCTAACTCAGTAGATAGTGCTCAATTAGTTAATGGCAGTGTAGACTTAAGTCACATGTCAGCTAATTCTGTAAACAGCGATCAATATATAGATGGTTCTATACAGCGTGTTCATTTAGAAGCTGATATAATAGATAGCACTAAATTAGCTGATAATGCAGTTAATTCAGAGCATTATGTAGATGGTTCTATAGATAGAGAACATCTAGCAGCCGATATTGTAGATAGCACAAAAATAGCTGATGATGCTATAGGAACCGAACATATACAAGCTAATGCTGTTACTGATTCCGAAATAGCAACAGGTACATTAGATAATAGATATTACACAGAGACTGAGCTAAACGCTGGTCAACTAGATAACAGATATTACACAGAGACCGAACTTAATGCTGGACAATTAGATAATAGATATTACACAGAAACAGAAGCTGAAGCTTTATTCCTTAGACAGGATTCTTCAGAAACTATTGCTAGTGGAGTTTCATGGTCTAACGCAGATGACAAAGTAGCTACTACTGCTGCAATCAATGCTAGAATTATTGACCTTATTGA